GTGATGTAATCAATTTAAATCACAAAATTGAATCTATTGAACCTTATGGTGTTATTCCTGTGTATGACTTGACAGTTCCTGGTTATAAAAATTTTGCCACCGACACTATTTTTTCACATAATACTCCGGAAATTTCTGCGGCCTTAGATATCTACGCTGAAGAATCTACCACACCTAACGAAGATGGTCAAATTCTTCAAATTTATTCTGAATCAAAAAGAATTAAATCCGTTTTATCAGATTTATTTAATAATTCTTTAGACATCAATACTAATCTACCCATGTGGACAAGAAACACCTGTAAGTACGGTGATAATTTCGTTTATATGAGATTAGACCCTGAAAAAGGTGTTGTTGGATGTCAACAACTACCTAACATCGAAATTGAGAGATTTGAACAAGGTTTGTCAACAAGAAATGCATCGGTTGGTGTCACAAAAAATGATACTGAAGACAAAGGGTTAAGGTTTACTTGGAAAACCCAAAATATGGAATTTCAAACTTGGGAAATTGCTCACTTCAGATTATTAGGGGACGACAGAAAACTCCCATATGGTACCTCAATGTTGGAAAAATCTCGCCGTATTTGGAAACAACTTTTGTTATCTGAAGATGCGATGTTAATTTATCGTACCTCACGAGCCCCTGAAAGAAGAATTTTCAAAGTTTATGTTGGAAACATGAACGATGATGATGTCGAGGCTTATGTACAACGTGTTGCTAACAAGTTCAAAAGGGAACAAATTGTTGATTCCAAAACAGGCAATGTTGATATGAGGTTTAACCAAATGGCTGTAGACCAAGATTTCTTTATTCCTGTTAGAGACCCAGCACAACCATCTCCAATTGAAACTTTGCCTGGAGCACAGAATCTTTCAGAGATTGCTGACATTGAATACATTCAGAAAAAACTTGTTACTGCACTTAGAATTCCTAAGGCCTTTTTAGGTTTTGAAGAAGTTGTCGGTGACGGTAAAACTTTAGCATTGATGGATATCCGATTTGCGAGAACCATTAATAGAATTCAAAAGTCGATGTTGCAAGAACTTAATAAGGTTGCAATTATCCATTTATTTCTACTTGGTTTTGAAGAAGAGATTTCTAATTTTACTTTAGGTCTTACAAATCCATCAACACAAGCTGACTTACTGAAGGTTGATATATGGAAAGAAAAAGTTCTTTTGTATCGTGATTTAGTTTCAGACCCCGGAAATGGTATTCAACCAGCTTCATCTACTTGGGCTAAGAAACACATTTTCAATTGGTCAGATGATGAAATCAGAACTGACCTTCTACAACAGAGAATGGAAAGAGCCATTGGTGAGGAATTAAAAAACACTCCGACAGTAATCTCTAAAACAGGATTGTTTGACCAACTTGATAAGTTGTATGGAAATAAACCTGGTGAAGGGGCGCCACAAGCACCTCCTGGTGAAACCTCTGAACCAGCCGCTGCTGCGTTTGGTGGTGGTGGTTTTGATGTTGGTGCGGACCTTGGTGGAGACCTTGGTGGTGACTTAGCTGGTGAAACACCAGACTTGGGTGCAACAACCCCTGAAGAGGGTGAAATTACGCCAGAATCAACACAAAATAAAGATATGAATATTTTGATAGAAACTGGTTTGTATGGTAATCAGTTTTTAAATTTAGGTATTGCACAACAAAGTTTAGGTAAAATAGAAGACGAGTTAGATAAGTTGTTAAATTCCTAATATTTATTAGAGAATAAATACGACCTCATGACTTTCGGACAAATCAAATCTATTATCGAAAAAAACTTGGTAGAGTCTTACAAAGATTCCTCTACTTTCAAGCAAACATTAAAAGAATTCAAACATAATGTTTTGAAAAATAAATCATTTTCAAAGGTTTATTCCATTTATGATGACCTTAATTTACCACAAGGTTTATCTGAAAACGATGCTAAAGAATTCTTAGAAGAGTCTGTAAATGTAATTAGACATTTATTAGAAAATACTTCATTACCAAAAAATGGGGAAAAATCCCCAAATATTTACCAAAATATTGATAATTTGGTATATTTTGAAAATGTGAATATTCACGAAAGGTTGTCGTCAAAGAAAATGTTAATCGATAATCTTATGTTAACCACAAAAGGTTTAAATGAAACCCCTAAAATTCCTTTAAAATCAATGGTTTTGATTGCCAATCAAACTATTGGAAAATATATTGAGAGTTTAGACGAGGCAACAAAAAAAGAGGTATTCTATATTTTGGCATCAAAGAATGAAGATTTAGAAATCGAGTACACAACACTTAAAGAATCAACAATTAACAAATTGAAAGTATTACTTAACAAACAAGAGGAATCGGATATTCAATCCAAAATTAACGAAACGATTGAAAGGATTGAGATTGAAAAATTTGACCAAGTTAATTATGTAAAGTTAAAAAGATTAGAAGAGTCTATTCTTCTTGATTCTTAAACTTTTGAACATAAGAAGCTTTGATTTTTTCGGCTCTTATTTTAACAGATTTTTTTTGGTATTCTTTTAAAGAATTTAGTTTCTGATTCTGTTTGGTTTTAATTACTTTAGACTTAAGCATCTTGAGTGCTTTTTCAATATTTTTGTCTACCTGTACTATTAACATATAATAGAAATATTTGGATTTGGGGTAAAAGTTTGTTATGATTTATAAAAAAATAAACAGATTCCAATCTGAATATGAATGAAAAAAGGAAAAACGGTTAAGATTAACCAATATGAATCAATTAAAACTCAATACGGAACAGTAGATTCAAAACAGCTAAAATCACTTTACATAAACATGCAAACATGGGTAGCCCCAAAAGTCGAAATGGAAAATTGGGACCGTATAGTGGGTGGTCTTTCAAGAAATGTTAAACACAGTGTTTATGAGAGTATTAATAGAGAACTTTTCGCAGAAAAATTTATTGTTGATTTAGACCTTAGAACTAGTGGGATTCAATTAGGTAAAAAATCTTTTATGAATCTTGAGATAAATCTTTTTACAAAAACAGAAATAGATTTCAAAGGTTCAATTCTTAAAGATGCAATAAAAAAAATTATAAGAGAAATTTATAAAGATTGTGTTATTAAAAATGATTACTTCACATTTACTTCGAGTAAAGAAAAGATAAAAATAAAAACTATGAACTAACATTATATTTATTTTAAAACAATATAATGAAAGATTTACGCATTCTTGGGCCAAGAGAAACAGGTAAGGGGATTTTAATCGAAATGGACGCAGGTTACATTTCACCATCTGACCCACTTAACGAATCTTTTTTGAAGGAACAAAAACAAATGGATTATAGAAACCCATTTGAGTTTTATGCTGTTCTTCAAAAATATGGTGTCCCAAATAGAAATGGAAGAGTATACCCTGAAAGAATATTAAAAAGAGAATCCGATAGATACAAAACCGCAATCAAAAAAGGTTTATCAACCTCTGAGTTAAATCACCCAGAATCATCTTTGATTGATTTGGATAGAGTATCACACCTTATTACAGACATATGGTGGGATGGTCACATTCTTATGGGTAAATTAAAACTTCTAACATCACCTGGATTCCACGAGAGTGGTATTGTATCAACTAAAGGAGATATCGCCGCAAACCTCATTAGACAAGGTGTGACAATGGGTGTTTCATCTCGTGGTGTAGGGTCATTGGCAAAAAAAGGAGAACAAAATGAAGTTCAAGACGATTTTGAGTTAATTTGCTTTGACTTGGTCTCTTCCCCGTCAACCCCTGGTGCTTACCTATTTAACTCCCCCGAAGAGAGGTCAATGTACGAGGAAAACCTCGATGAAGAAAAAAATCAAAAAATTTCTGACTCAGGAATGAACAAGTCAGTTGATTTAATGAAAAAATTAACCGATTATTTAAATCGTTAACTAAAATGAATTAATAATTATGGATGAGAAATTTTTTGTAGCTAAAGTGGTTTATGATTTACCTGATGAAAATTCAGGACGATTTAAAAAAATCAGAGAAGAGAAACTTGTTAATGGTTTCTCAGTTACCGATGTCGAAGCTAAAGTAACAAAGAAATATACGGGGTTCCAACACGAATGGCGTATCGTTTCAGTTGTGGAAAGCAAAATTGACGAAGTAATCGAATAACTTAAAAGGTGGTTTTCCACCTTTTTTTTGTCCGTTTTAAATCTTTTTCGTAAAGAAGGGGGTTTATAAACGGATTTTTTTATTTACAGAACTATTTATAAGGTAAATTAAAAACAATTTTTATGCAAAAAACTAAAAATTTAGTTGAAGAGGCACTTATTCAAATGAGAAATGTTGAAGAAGTCATTGCCGAAAACGCAAAAGGAATACTTGCTTCTACAATGAAGGAAGAAATCAGTCAGTTAGTAAAGGAATCTCTTTCCGAACAAGAAGATGAGGTTGAAGTTGATACTGAGCTAGACATGGATTTTGACATGGATAGCGATGTTGATAATATGGAAGATTCTGATAATGAATTCAATATGGATTTTGATTCGGATGAAGAAACTATCGATATGACAGATATGTCTGATGATGAAGTTATTAAGGCTTTTAAAGCTATGGGACCTGAAGATGGAATTGTAGTTGTAAAAGACGAAGGTATGGTTCACATTACCGACGATAATGAAGATGTTGAATACATTGTAAAACTTGACGAGTCTGAAATGGATGAGGAAGAGGATATGATGGAAGAGATGGAAATGGAAGAACAAGAAATGGAATTCAATGAACTTGATGTTGAAGAAGACCCCGACTTAGATGCTGTTTTAGATGCTCTTTATTCGTCGTCTGAAACTATGGAAGAAGACGAAATCATGTATGAGATAGAAATGGATGAGGAAGAATTAGACCTTTCTGAGTACATGGATGAAGAATCTATGGAAGAGATGGGAGAATCCTCACATGAGGAATATAACCTTGAAGAAGCTAAAATGACTGTAAAACCAAAAGGCGTAGGTATGGGTCATCCTAAATTTAAGTACGACAGTACTTTACCAAAAAAAGGATTTGATGACCACAAAAAGGCTGGACCTAAAACTATGGGTACTGGTAAAGCAAAATTTGAATTTAAAGAGGGTGAAATGGAAGAAGATTCTAAGAAACGCGAATACAGACGTAAGAAAGTAGACGGTGTTGAAAAGAAAGCTGGTGAAGGTAAAGATGGACACTACAAAGACTACGAAGGAAAGTTCGGTGGTAACAAAGGTGACAAATCTGAAACTAATCCTGGCAAGAAAGACTATGAAACCAAGGAGGAAACAAAAGAGGCTGCTAGAACTTATGGTATGGGGTCAAAAGAAGGTAGAGGGTTAAGAAAAGGTATCACAAATAACAGAAATTATGTTTATGGTGATAAAGGTGTAAAAGTAGAAGCTGTTGAAGTAGAATTAAATTTGTTAAGAGAAAAGAATGAAGAGTACAGAAAGGCTCTTAATGTCTTTAGAGAAAAACTCAACGAAGTTGCTGTTTTTAACTCGAACTTGGCATATGCTACAAGATTGTTTACTGAGCATTCCACTACCAAAAAAGAAAAAATAAATATTCTGAGAAGATTTGATTCTGTAGAATCACTTAAAGAATCAAAACAACTCTACAAAACTGTCAAGGATGAACTTTCCAACACTGAAACGAAAAATATTTCTGAAAGTGTTGAAAGACAGTTGAACACAGCAAAAACTTCTGGTTCATCTACAACCTTGATTGAGTCTAAAACATATGAGAATCCACAATTCTTAAGAATTAAGGATTTGATGAATAAACTCTAAAAATATAAATTCCTAAAAACAAAAATTAAAATGGGAGCATTATTAGAAAGTGGTCTTGTTGGTAACATCGGTCTTAAGCACCTTAAAGTTATCAAAGAAGATACAATTAACAAATGGGACAAGTTAGGTTTCCTTGACGGGCTTAACGGACACCTAAAAGAAAATATCGCACAGTTGTATGAAAACCAAGCGTCATATTTGATTAACGAAGCGGCTTCGACTGCTGATACCGGTTCATTCGAAACTGTTGTATTCCCAATTGTAAGGAGAGTATTCTCTAAGCTTTTGGCTAACGACATCGTTTCTGTACAAGCAATGAACCTTCCTATCGGTAAGTTGTTCTACTTCGTACCAAACATTCAGTCATATCAACCAGGAACAACTGAGCACTTTGCACCTTTTGGAGCACCTAATGCAGCTGCTGGTCAAACCCCAAACAGTGGTTATGACTATAACACACAAAAAGACCTTTACGATAGATTCTACGAAGGTAACGAACCTGCTTTAGACCCTCCAGGTCTTTACGACTACTCTAAAGGTTCATTTTCGGCATTAACTCCAGGTGTTACATCAGGAGTTGATGGTGGAACAAGAACAGTTGCTTGGCTAGCTGACCAATTAGTTGTTTCTGCATATGCGTCTGACAACTACAGAAAAGTTCTTATTATGTTATCGGGATTTGCATCTGCAGGTGCTGGTCAACTTATCGGACCAAACGGTCAACCGATGGATACCGAAGAATTCTTAACTGACCTTCAAATCCGTGGTGCTGCTGGAAACGCTTACACTTCTGGAAACACTTCGAACAACTACTTGTTCAGAGTTGTAACACAAAGATACGGTAAGGGTATTGTTGAGTATGGTGAGAATGTACCTTTAGCATTCCCAAATAGTTTGACTGACGGTGGTACTTACTACAATGTTTGTGACGCTGAAGGTAAAATCTACCTCGAAGTTGACCTTCAAGTTCCTGTTTGTATTTCTTGTGGTGATTCATCACTCGACGGGTACACGGGTTCAACATTCTCCTCTTCAACCGCTAACAACAACGCGTTCTTAGCAACTTACAGAATCTACAAGAATCTTGAATTTGAAGATAAAATTGGTGAAGTTTCTTTTGACCTTCAGTCTGTGACTGTTTCGGTTACTGAAAGAAAACTTAGAGCTCAATGGTCACCTGAAATGGCTCAGGACGTAGCTGCGTTCCACAACATCGACGCTGAAGCTGAATTGACAGCTTTGTTGTCTGAGCAAGTGGCTGCTGAAATCGACCGCGAAATCTTAAGAGACTTGAGAAAAGCTGCTTCTTGGAACCTTCGTTGGGACTACAACGGATGGAAGAGATTTAACGCTGGTACAACTCCTTACACTCAAAAGGACTGGAACCAAACTCTTATCACTGCAATCAACCAAATTTCAGCTCAAATCCACAAGTCAACTCTTAGAGGAGGCGCAAACTGGATTGTTGTATCTTCTGAGGTTTCTGCAATCTTTGATGACTTGGAGTACTTCCACGTATCAAACGCAGCTCCTGAGCAAGACCAATATAACATGGGTATTGAGAGAGTTGGAACATTGGCTGGTAGATACCAAGTTTACCGTGACCCTTACTTCCCTGCAAACCAGGTGTTGTTAGGACACAAAGGTACTTCATTATTGGATACTGGATACATCTACGCTCCATATGTACCTTTACAACTCACTCCAACAATGTACAACCCATTCAACTTTACACCTATCAAGGGTATCATGACCAGATACGCTAAGAAGGTTGTAAATAACAGGTTCTATGGTAGAATCACTGTTGATGGTGTTAGAACGTTCGACTTGAGAGAATTGAGATAATATCTCAAACTACAAAAAGAAAGGGGACTTCGGTCCCCTTTTTTTATTTTTTATATCTTGAATTACAATATGGTGAATCTTCACCAAAATATAGACACCTTAATACACCAACTTCAGTTCTTATTTTTTCATATTCATCACCAAAAAAAGGTTTGTGTCCATTTCTGACAACTTCGGTTAAAATGTATTCCCCATCTATTATTCTTTTACTTATCTCATTCAGTGTCATTTTCTGAAATTGTTTCAGTATTTTTATTTTTTAATCTGAGAGATTTTGAAAGTATTTCACTTTCACTTAAACTATAGATACCTGAATTGAACGCCTTCTCAAGAGCAATTTTAATAATATAATCTCCCTGTTCCTTTGTCAGAGCGTCTATTAAATTATCAAAATCTTCTGAATTTTGAATTTGAATTCTATCGAATAAAGGTAAAGAATTTAAGTCTTGCATAAAAATTTAAATATTTATTAAAATATAGGATTATGAAAATAAAAATCAACGAGAGTACTACATCATCGAGCGATGGTGTTTTTAAAGGTAAATTGAATATTACTCCACGAATTTGGAAAGATAAAGAACTAATACCTTACACCGAGAAAGTTTCGGGTTATATCAATAATGGAACCGCCTTTGATTCGTATGATGGTGAGATAAAAAAAACAAAACAAGAAATTGCCAAAGATGAAAAACAAACTAAATCAAATGTTAAAAAAGTTGAAAATATGAGAAAGAAAATTTTTAAAGAAGATATTTTAAAAGAGGATTTGGCGGTTTGGTTTGGTACTAAAAAAAAACCTAAAGGTAGTAAACAACCTTCAGGTCCTTGGGTTAATATTTGTAGAAAAAAAGAAGGTGGTGGACATCCTCCTTGCGGTCGACCTGAAGGGGAATCTAAAGGATACCCTAAATGTAGAGCTGCGGGAGTTGCTTCTAAGATGTCTGATTCCGAGAAGAAAGCGGCTTGTGCACAAAAAAGAGCGGCTGAGAAAAAGGACCCAAAAGTTGGAAAAGGTAACAAACCAACTATGACCTCTTACAAACCAAAGAAAAAAAATGAGGGATTAAGGGACTTAATTCAAAAAGTTCTCAAAGAGTCTATATTGAATCGTTAGTTCCTTTTACTTGTCGCATTTGTTCCGTTATATGATTTGAGTCCTTAGGGGTTGATTTTGGTATTGAGTCACCAACAACTTTTGGTTTAGGGCTCTCGAGATTAGATTCAATTTTTGGTTCAACTTTAGACACCTTGACCTCGATAAAAGGTTTTGGTGTAAATGTTTCCAACACAATAGGGTTCATTAATATATCTGAATGTTTTTTAAATGTTTTTTCTTTCGGTATAAGGTGTACAATATTTGAAAGATTATAAATTAATAATCCACCAAAAATTAATAGTGAAATTAGAACGGAAAGACCTGTATAGTATAGAGTGTGAAATGGATGTTTCATTTTTCGGCAATAATTTTTTGGAGTGAAGTTTTAATATTTTTCGTGATTTGTTTTTCGAAATCCTCTCTTCGTTTTTCAACTTCGTTATCAAAAAGTTTGATTAATTGGTTCCATGACCTGTCATTCATAAGTACATCATAAGCATATACATGATTGATAATTTTTACACGATGTGATTCTAAAATAATAAAAATTTGATTGTTTTCACTTCTAATGTATCTTTTACCAGAAATGGGTGTTAATAACATTATTGAATCGGGTTCATAAATAAACTTTTTACAAATAGCAATACAGTCCCGTTCATAAATTGACCTCTCTTGTTCGGTATTCAGATACCGAAATAATTTCAAAGCCTGTTTTTGAATAAAACGACGAAATGTGTGTTTGAGATTTTTCATTACCATTGTATTTGACAACAAAGGTAAATAAAACTTTTCAAATTAACAATAGGCTCCTGAACATCTTTTCTTACCGTCCAAACCTTTGATTTTACCTTTACAGACTTGTACTGCGTGACCATTACTATATGCGCTGGGAAATACGTCGTACCTCGCCATGGCGGCGGCTTTACCACGAGCGCATAATTTAGTACCCGCTTTTTTCCTACCTTCCATAACAGCAATATCATCAATCATCATGTCTTCGTCATCTTCCCCGTGAATTTCATTCATCATAAAATCAAATACTTGGTCAAGATTTTCTTTAGCAACGGTGATATGGTCATCTGCCCAATCGTGTCCATCCTCCAAAATAGAATGAATTTCGTCTGAGTCAAGTTCTAATAACCTCTCAGCCTGTCTTTTTAGTTGTTCTAAGTTACTAAAAAACATGTAACGGTTATGTTCATGTTCCGCCTCTTTTAAAGCTCTTAGAACTATATTTTTAATATCTGTTTCGGTTAGTCTGATAACTTTTCTCATTTTTTGTTAACAATTTGGAATTGAATTGTGTCTTTATAAATATCTTTTTCACCACTAGTATTCACTCGGATGTCAACAAAATATTCATTCGGAATCTTGTCTTTCATATCAAAGATGAAATAATATTCATTAGGAGTACGATTTACAGGGGTCCAATTTTGTACCTGAACTTCAGTAGTTCCCTCTCTCACATAAACTCTATAGTAAATGTCAATGTTTTCCAACTGATGTTGGGAAGTCCATTGTTTCTTAGCAACAACTCCAATCTTTCTAATTTCTGTATTGAGTACTTTTTCATTTTGTAAAATACCGTAGAAACTGAATCCGTATTTACTCGGTTCTTGGGAGTTACTACCTATTTGAATTCCCGCACTGTAGGCTTGAAGAACAAATTGGTTTGTTACATTAGGTAAGGATTGTCCGTTGATTGTAAGACCTGTCCATATATCATAAAACAAACATGGTACAGGTTGATTGGTAAAAATATTTGGAACAGTAACCTCATATACACCTTTTGTGACCTGACAAGTTGTAAGTCCTGACCCCCCCGGTACGATGTCCCCATTTTGGTTTTCTATGTTTACACCTGGTAGATTATCTAAATTGGCAAAATCACCATTTTGGTAAACATAAAGGTAGAGTCTGTTTGTTTGGTTTTTAAGGAACAGGTTTCTGTCGTCTTTAATCAAATCATCGTAATCGGTAAGAAGATATGGTTGATAGAATGTCTGTGTATATTTTCCAAAAAATCCAACAGAGTATGATTCTGTTAGACCTGTGATGTTTTCGATATCGGGTTTATAGGCGATACCCCATCCTGTGACTCCTGTTATTGACCCGTTTAATATTCCGTTAATTTCATTGGTCATATCAAATTGGATATCTTCGTTACCCAATTCAAATCTTTGTTCATCTACAATTGTAATTGATGAGTAGTTAAGACCTGTAAGTCCTGTAAGGGAGTTTGTATTGTTGTAGATTCCCGGTTCAGACCAATTTGTTACGGTAGTTGTTTGGTACCAGTTTGATGGTCTTAAAGAAAAACTTTTATTGTTAAGTTGTTCCAATGATGATTGCATCCCTGCAAGACCATTTTGGGTTGTCCCAAAATCATTATAGTCGTATCCAACACCTTCATCCCATATTTGTGGTGAACCTGTGGTTCCTGAGAATTTTGGTATTCTAAAGAGTATTAAATCAAATGATGTTGCTCTTTTTCTTCCGTCAGTCATGTTGGTGTTAAGGAGTTCATCGTCAAATGATGATGTGTTTGTCATCATAAGTGTGTGTGTCATCCCTGTGGTACAACCTGTGGAGATAACCTTATCGGCAATCATTTCCTCTAGACCCTCTAAGTCCAAATCAAATATAAAACGGGTGAATCCAAAATTGGGTACAACAAGGTCACTACTACCAAAATTGAGTTGTACCACGGGGTTTCTCGCGGTGTTGGTGTAGAGATTCGATAATAAAGTATTATTTCTATTGAAATACGACCGATAAATTGACATTATACTTTTTCTTTATAAATATCAATTCAAACGAATATATTGATTCAGTACTTTATTATATGCGTCATTGAGTTCTCTGATAAGGTTGTCAACAGTTGAACCGTCCTCGGTAATTGAAATTGGGGGTTCACCAGGAAATCCGTGGGTGTGTGAAACTAAGAACCTTACAATTACATTAAGTAGTTGAAGTAGTTCTTCACCCCTTACCATACTTGAGGTGTTAGGTTCAATTTCTAATGAAAATTTTTGTTCGTCGATTCCGTAGAGACTATTGTCAAAATTAATTTTTCCTTTTCCCGGTATTTGAGAAAGTTGGGAAAGAAGGTAAACATGTTGTGCCCCGAATGAACCATAGGTTTCAGGTAACGCATTTGTTTCGATTTTTCTAAAACTCTTGGGTGTAATTTTAATCGGGTCTCCGACTCTTCCTTGCTGAAATATCAAACCATAACCCCCCACTTTATCGGTGGGGATGAGTTTAACCTTTGAAAATATTGTTGTAAGGTTTTGTCTAATCACATTCTGTGATGTGGTTTTCATTTGGTTGTAGAAATTGTTTGATGGTCTAAAATACATCGGGAATTTCTCATCCAATACATTAAACAATACAACTCCTGTTTCGGTTTTCAATTTACTATTACAATCACTAATGAATTGATTAATAAATTTAATGGTGTTGTCTAAATTTAAAAAACTAAAACTCTGAGAAGCTTTGATAAACTTATATTGTTCAACATCGGAATCTACCTTTAGATTCTGAGATGTGGTTGCTGTGTTGGGTATGAGTCTATAAAGACGGATTGTTCCGTTAAAAAGGTTGAATGTATTCTCAGGGTTGTTGATATCGTACTCTATAAGGTAATTTACCTGTAAGTTTTGAATACCGATGTCGGCTTGTCTTACAGTATCCCCAATTGATGTTTTGTTCTGAAATTTGCTCAGTTGAATAAATGCTCTGTTCTTGTTTCCTTTGGGGTCTCGGTTTGATACTAACTCACCTGAATATTTTCCAGCCCTTATAAGGGTTGTATGTTCTTTGAAAATAATATCGGTACTACCTCTACCTAATACGGCTACATCACCTGGGTCAGGAAATACTCCATCAGGGTCAGGATTTTTGTAGGTGCCATCAGGATTTCTTAAATTCTGAGCTCCAATGATTTGAACCCCTGAGATATCGGTGTACTTTTGAGATTCATTAAAGTTTTCTTGTACTATATTCTGTATCCTGTTGAAAGGTCCTTGGATGTAGTATGCGTTGAGAAACTGAGTTGTTTCTGGCTCGTGATAATAAATTTGGATTAACTCATCAACTTTCGGTACGGTCCAAACATAAAGTGGTAAGAGTGAATTAAATACAAAAGGGTCTTTTGCTGTCCAATAGTCTTGAGGACCAAAACCATCATAACTTTTTTTGATAGCGCTGACATCGTCAGTAAGCAGATTTGCTCTGACTCTACCCAAGTTAAGGGGGTCTTGGTTATCAATTACTACGGCATAAAACCAAATTCTACTCGCCATTTCTTTCTTGGTACTCTTTTAACATTGTGTTATACAATTCCTCAATTTTGTCCAAATAAAAACTTAACCCCAAAATACTCTGTTTTGTTGTTTCAAATTCTTTTGATAATTGGTCCATGGTCTGTTCCAACCTCATATTGGGAACATTCTTTGCGTCTTTTGCAACCTCAACTAATATTTTAAATTCTTCTTGTGTCATATCAAAATGCTTTACCAAATATTTTAACAATACCACCAGTAACTGGTGGTACAATCACCCCACCATTTATTTTTCCATTTTGAATAAATTCGTCGTAACCACCTTTTTGAATTGCAGTGTTGAATCTTATCATTCTATTTGGTGACCCGTCAGGTAATGCACCCACTTTGAGTCCATATGCCTCCATATATTCAATGGAATTCAAGACACCCCTTTCGGGACTTATACCTGGAAGAAAATCTGACAAAGCTAAAAGTGCCAAATTAACCCCTGATTGTGGAGTTCTTGGTGTACCTCTAAGTAGGGAAATGATTCTTTGAATTTGTTGTATTAAAGACTTACATTCTCTATAGTTTAAAAACCCTTGTATTAGGGGTTGGGCATAGTCCAATATTGCGTTAATCGCTTTAAGTCTTGCGTCTTTACTTGAACGGGCAATGTCTCTTAGGATTTCCCTTAAAAGTCTTAATAAATTTTTCTTTAACATATTGAAAAGAAGTTCCAAGAATCTATTTACGATTCTCCCCACAACATTGAAAACAAACTTTTTGTATTGGCGAGCAAAATCCACACCATTATTAATTTGGGCGGCAATTATATTATTAATTGTGTTTGCGGAATTAATTAAGGTATTTGCTGAGGTGATTATCGTGTTAGCGGATGTAATAAGTGTGTTTGCAAATCCAACAACTTGGTTATTAAGATATTGTTTGAAAACAAAAATTGGTAGTAAGACCTTGGGAGTGAAAAGTGATGATAATAAAGCCAACAGAATTTTTTTTAACAAACTTTGGTTAAATGGGTTGGTAGCATTGAACGAAACACCCCCAAAACCAGTTTGTGAAAACTCTTGGGTTATTGAATCTAAAATTCTGTCAATCTCGAGGACTTGTTGTTCGACACTAAGGTTGTCTATGTTATCTGCAAGATTTTGTGCCTCTTGAAGTAAGATACTATTATTTATTGGGAGTTTGACCGTATCACAATCTATAAATTCAATTACGCCTTGTTTTTGATTTACAGATTCTGTATTAATATCGTTTAATTCTGTTTCTGTAAATGTGAAAAATTCATCATCATCTAAATCTAACTCCGAAAGTTTAGCAACACCTGAAACATCAATTTCACTTTGACCTGGTTCACATCTTCCGATAATTCTATTAAGAATCGTCACAAATCTATTTTGATTTTCAATTTGTTGAATTGAAATGGATTGTGAAAGAGTGCCCGAAACCAAATTTAATAAATTACCCAAAAATATTTTAGAGTTGTATATTTCAATTGATTGGTAGTAATCACCCAAGGTATCTGCAATTGTATTTGCAGAATATAGTAATTGACTGACGGTGCCTCCTGTGGGGGGTGGGGCTGTACCTTCTCTATCTAACAAAAAAACTCGAAAATAGTCACCTGTTGCCCCAAAACTATCTTGTGTGGTGTACTCAATATCAAAAACACCTTGTCTACTTCGACCATTATAAGGAACTGAAAATTCATCACGAAAGGTAGTATTTTGTTGTTGAATCCTTTGATTGAGTTCAAAGTTCATTGGAAAAGGTTGTCTACCAGCATAGTTATTGTAAACCGCCAAGGATGTTATACCGGTGGTTTCGTAGTATAATTTACCTATCTCAGTTTGTGGTTTTATCTTTAACGAACTATTAAAATCAACCTCACTTACCTTTACATAAATTCCATCTTGTTGTGGTAAGAGTGAAAATGTTGAACCAGTTGCAAGAAGTGTGGTTGGAAATCCTTGATAAGTTTCTTGTTGTGCGCAGTTGAGTACTTTAAAAGCTTCCTCGGAGATAATTTTTTTTATCTCGTCTTTCATTTTGAAAACCAACCCTAAGAGTTCTTGTCGTATAAGAGTTGCAGTATTCGACGCGGTAGAGTTAGAACTACTTTGATTAATTAAAGAAATTAATTTATCAAAACTCGATTCTTGATTTCTTTTATTTCGTGACTGATTTGCCTCAACCGATGACTTTTGTCCTGCCAATATTTCTAAAGAACGGGCTAAACTGTCTCCTCGAGTTTTATCACTCTCTATTTGACCTTGACGAGCTTCATTATAGGCTTGAAGCGCTGATATCCTTGATGAGATACTTTCAAACCCACTTGAGATGTCTATAGATTGATTGTTGAATATTGGCATGGATATTACATTCGATATTTTGGTTCGTCGGAAACATCGGAATCTTTTTCTAAAAGTTTTTCAAATAAATCATCATCCATATCTGAAAGTGAGAAAGACTCTTCTTGATTGGTAGTTTTTTCCCAAATAGAGCTTTGTAGTCGAGATAGACTAATTTTTTTCTCCACACAATCATTAACAATTTTTTGTTGTTTTTCTAACACAGTTCCGATTTCTTTCATATCCTCGGCGTCTTTCATCATAGATATCATTTTGTTTTGAATCCTTATGGCAGTGTTTCTTTGTTCTACAAGTTCATTGTAAATCTCTTGCATCAAAGACAAAATTGAGTCCTTGGAAAATTTAATTTCTTTTCGTTGCGGTCTTGGCATACTTATAAATAGTATTAACTATAATATCACTTAAAAAAACGAAAAGTTAATATTTCATCTTTGTTTGTAGAACAGTATACAACTTTTTGAACTTTTTCATCGAATTTCTTATCTCCTTTGTTGATAAATTTGTCATTTCTCTCAGAGACAGAAGAATAATATTTTTGTTGAATTTGTTATTGTCAGTGCTTGAAAAAATACTTTCGTAGTTTTCGAATAAGTCTATTAAGGCATATCCCAATTTTACTTCGTTGTCGGACAAAGATTCTGAATTAATAAATTCTCTCAAATCATTCAAATATTTCTTGATTACAACCTCCATATCCAATTGGTCGGAATCAATAGTATAAATCATATCAGGTCTTTGTTCCAATGAAAGTGAAATATCTTCATAGGAAACTTTTCGATTCATATCTTTTTGGTCTTTGATGATTTGACCCATCAAATAATTTTTACAAATGGTACCAAAATAGGAATATGCCTTTTTGTTTTTTGCTGGTTGAAACTTATCAACTTTAGTTATTAAAAATGAATGAGTATCCACATGAATTTCTCTGAAATCCATATCTTTACGATATAATTTATACCTTCGGATAATTGATGAAATCATTTTATCCAAAGGGTCTTTTAAAAATTCATTATAAATCTTATTTCTTTCCTCATAGTCTTCCTCTAAAAGGAAGGCTTTTACCGCATCTTCCTCTCGAACATCAAAATAGTTGGTAGTAGTTGCCTTCCTACCCCTTTTTTTTGATGAAACATCTTCGGTATTTGCCGTTAATGTTTCTAACATCAATCATTACTTGCTTGGAAATTTATTGTTCTATCTTCTTTGAAGAAGTACTCTTTTTTTGCCGATTGAACCCAAAACTTGACTTCTTCATCCAACATTTTTTCTTGACCGAATTTGTAATTCCAAAATAGAGAACCCTCTCTCATGTTGGTGTGTTTGTATCCAAGTTTTGGAATTGTCATAATTGATGTAGAATTGTATGTAAGTCTAAGTAAGAACTCATATACAAAAGTCAATTTGATTGATGATTTAAAACCACCAAAATCATCAATAACATCTTTACGAATAACCATACCCGAGGTTTGGAAATTTTGATAGTCTTGAAGGATATCGTTAGTTAAAAAACCAACTTCTTGTGCGAAGTTTGCGGCAAATACCGCTTCATTTGTAAAACCAGCGAAGGTACCTTTTTCATCGGTATCAACAACAACTGGTAGGAATGCCTGTACCATTGGGTAATATCCCATGTACTTACGAACATTGTCAAACCAAATTGTTGAGTATTCATCATCAAACTCAAAAAATGAAACCCATTTTGTAGTTGCGTTTTCGATACCAAAGTTAACTTGAGATGCAAAGGTTGCTTCCTTGTCCCAAACAATTTTTCTCATATTAATTTCTCCAAAATCGAATCCATCAACATAATTGTTTAATTTTTCTTCTGTTGTAGTAACAATCAATAGTTCTTTTACAGATACTTTTTGATTCTTTATCGATGTAATCGCTTTTTCGAAGTAATCTTCGAAATCTCGGGATACCGCAGATTTAATTGGTAATACAATTGTAATGTCTAAAGGTGTGTTCATAATTAATCGTTAAATTTAGAGATTTGTTCTTCCATAGATTGTGCTCTTAATTCGAGATATTCTGTGAATAAATCTATGGTTTTATTTTCAAACTGTTCTTTTGTCGGAAGTTTATCGACAGTTTCTTGCATATTCGTATACATTTCTTGAGAAATGTTATCTTCTAACCAATTTTGGGTCCAATCAGCAATAATGTCTGATAGAAGAATTTCATCTTTTATCCAAATACCGTTATTTTCATTCATCCACTCAGGAACCAAGTTGGGTGTAATACCAATTACTGGAACACCTACTTTCATGGATTCTAATGGGAAAGTACCGTAGGCACTTTGTCTGTCAATCCAAACTGAAACGAAACACTCCGAAATTGCATTAGCAAATTCTTCTTGGGAAAGACCCCTTAAATCACGGAAGGTAAACCATCTGTATTGTGGAAATCTTAGATAGAATGTTTTGATAAGATTGATAGTGTCTTCTTGTTCTCTAGAGTGAATACCAATAATAGGTAGTGGTGGTAAATTTCTTTTTTTGAAAATATCAGAAATAAATGGTTCGATGATATCATACGATTGACCTCTCATTACTTTATTGATGTAATCTTTTTGTACTTCAGATGTGGTAATGGTTTTAAAGAATCCATACTGATTCCAAGTCTGACCAGGTTGAAGAGTTTCCAACATATATGCGTAAGACTGTGTCAACACAATTTTACCACAAGGTAGGTTTTTAACTTGGTCCATCATGAAACCGAAAATTTCGGGAACAATCAAGAAATCTTCAGGTGCAATTTCAACATTTTGCCCATCGATTACTTGGTGTGGAATTTCAGTCATATATTCTTCACCCAACCATGAACCAACTCCTGTATAATCGGGTTTCTCATGTAGGATAATTGAATTAAATCCACTGCGTTTAAGTGTGAATGCCAAATCATAAATGTATTTGATAGAGGATTTGGCATTACCTTTAGTATCGTGAATGAAAAAATATAGTTTTGATTTTTTCTCTCTTAGATTACTAATTGAAAGTTTGACTTTGTCTATTTGTGGTTGGTCCATTTTAATATTTGTTAATAATTTTTTTATTTAGTAACGAGTTAAACGCTAATCTAAATGGTATGGATAATTCTGAATTTTTAATTCCGAGTTTTTCATCACCTTCAGGATGTTCAGTCATAATGACCTCTAACATCATCTTTACCATTTCAAACTTGACAACATTAATTTTATGTTCGTTAGTGTTACCACTAAGCTCTTCATTGATAACATTAGTTAAATCAATGAATTCTTCGATTCTTTCTAAATCGATATAGTAATTTTCATTCCAAATTGGTATCATTTTCTATTAAATTTTTAAGTTCTTTGATATTATCAATGTTCGGTAAATCTGTTATATTAGTGTTATAGTTTGTATTATACTTGATAATTTTTTTATCTGTAGGATGATTTAATAATAAGTCGGGATTTGCCGTAAGTAAAAGGTCTATTTCGTTCCAAACTGTTTGTAGAGTAAATTGGCTATAGAAAACGATTTTTTCTATCTGGCAACCAAACTTGGAAAGGAAAAATAATGTTGCGGGTTTCGACTTTCCAATTTCATCAGAAATAAGTATGATATCGTGGTTGTCCCTCATGTCCACATAGAAATCATTTAAGTCGATAAAAGTACTGTATTCAGTTGACGATGCGTGTCCGAAGATTTCCATACAATGTTCGGTATAAAGAAAATCATAAAGTTCGTCGTTGTCTCTGAACTTTAGATGGTCTTGTAATCTCAATGAAGTTATTGGTGAAAGAATCTCGTACTCAAAATCTCTTTTTTCATTGAGAATATTCTCAACATAAAACTTTTCGTATACCTGTTCAATTTTTTTAACGGTATCTCTTAGAACACCGTTGATTTCTATTGCAATTTTCATTGGTCGTATTTTTCTAAGATTTTTGTTATTAATGAATTTCTAACAACATCTGATTGACTAAACTCATGACACAAGATTGAGTCAACCGATTTAAATCGAGTAATTGCATCATAGAGACCTGAATGTGTTTTGTCTTTGTATCGGTCTGTTTGTTCCAAATCACCCGAAATAAAGAATTTGGAATTAAAACCAATTCTTGTTAAAAGAAGTTTCATTTGATTTGGTGTGGAGTTTTGAGCCTCCTCAAAAATTAAAATTGAGTTATCAATGTTCATCCCTCTCATATATGCAAGAGCGAAAACTTCGATGACTTCAAGCTCCTTCAATTTTTCTCTTGCATCTTTACCGATAATTTTATTAAGGAGGTAGTATGTTGGGAAAATGTATGGGTCGAGTTTTTCTTCAACATTACCTGGTAGTGAACCAAGTTTTTCTTCCGCCTCAACTGCAGGTCGAACAATAATAATTTTTTCATAAGGACTCAAAGGGTCTACCAACAAGTCAATTGCCGCTTTCATGGCTATGTAACTTTTTCCAACACCAGCAGGACCCGCACAAATTGTTATCTGTGCTTCGTTTAATTTTTTATAATATTCTTTTTGACTTTCAGTTAAAAATTTTTCTTTTGTTTTTTTCTTTAAAATAGAGCCGATAATTTCCTTTTTGGTTTTAGAGGTTTCTTGTACCATGTAAGATGGTGTTGGAGATGGTTTTTTTCTCATATATTAGTTTTTGTAATCTTCGTAACTTTTTTGCTCTTGTATTTCTGAATTTGACAGAAGATTAATTTTATTTTTCAGTTCGAATCTCTCATCATTAGTATAATAGACCGACCTGGCAAGCTCGATGAATTCCTCATCGAATTTTTTATTTTTTTCACGAACTCGTAACTTATCTTCTATTTCCCATAGTTTAGAGTTAATCAAAACTAAATCGTCATATAAGTTAAAATAATCTTTAACGGTTAAAAATTGTGTGGACAATTCATATAGAAAAGAAAATTCTTTTTCAACCTGAAACAATTTGTCAGGATTTGTTAATCGGTTTTTTTTGATTGACAAAATCGATAATTTGTCCAAAAGTTCACCCACACTAATAGGAGTTGTAATCATAATGTTTTTTTACCAAAATAGTGGTAAAATATAGAAAAAAAACATTTTATCGTCTTAGGTAGGTATTTAAATCCTCAGGAGTACCCAATCCCCACATTTTTGTGATTTCAAAAGTTCTAATTTCTTTATTGTCCTGTATAGCAACATTGAATACAGGACATACATAAAATTCGTTATTGACCCTTAGATTTTTTTCAATCATCTGTTCTGCATACCTAACATAGTCAGAACCTTTCTTCCAATAGTACACCCCCACTGTTGCAATGTTTGAAATAGGATTCTTCTCTGCAACTTCCGTGACTAATCCGCTTTCGTTAACCTTTGCAAAAGACCATTTAGGGTGTGTCGATTCAAATGTTACAATACCCCCATCACAATCGGTCTCTGACATCTTATACATAAACTCGTTTGAATCCCACTCAATAAATTGGTCTGAGTTTGCCATAACCAATGGGTTATCATTATCGATATATTCTTTTGCTAAAAGTGTGGTACTGGCAGCGCCCTCAGTAATTCCTTCAACTTCAACGATTTTACACCCAGGAGAAACCATACCAAGTAATGTGTCCAAGTTATACTTCTCCCTGTGGGATTTTTGAACAATATAGATGTAGTTGGCTTTGATGTTTAAGTTTTCAGTTACTACTTTAATCATAGGGTCACCTTCAACATCAATAAGAGGTTTAGGAAAGGTATAACCCGCTTTTTCGAATCTTGAGCCAGCACCCGCCATGGGAATTAATACATTAAGGGTCTCGTCAGTCCATTTGGGTTTCTTCATTTTGAACTTGTTATTTAATTCGTTTAATTTTCTATACAGATTATCAATATTAACCTCTTTGGGGGACTTTACCCTCAGTATTGGAGCATGTGTTCTTGACGCGGCTAAAAGTCCGTAAGGAGAGTCCTCAACAATTAAAGTCTCCTCTGCAATGACACCCATCTCAGAGATGACCTTCCAATAAATCTCAGGGTGGGGCTTGCTGTTTTTAACATCCTCATTAGATAGTATTTGGTCGAAGTATTCGATAATATCTAACTTTGATAAAACCGTGAGTACAGTCTTTCTTATTGAATTACTACAACACGCAATTTTAAACCCATCTTCTGATAGTTTTTTTAGTAGGTCTATCAAATTAGAATGGGGGGAAATATTTTTTAATTTTTCGTTCGTGATTTTTTGTTTTTCTTCCCAAACAACATTATGTAAATCACGGTCAAAACCTTTTTCTTTACTTAACATTTCAAGTTTCTGTTTGGTTTTTAAACCATCATATTTAGATAGGTGTTCATTCCAAGATATTACACAATTTGGTGAATGTAGATTTAGGGCATCATTGAGAGCTTCATAGTGTAATTGTTTTGCCTCAATTAACACACCGTCTAAATCAAAAACAATTAATTTTATCATTTGTATCTCAAAATATTATCTGAACAAATTCCTAAACAATTTAACATAATATTTTTATAGGTGGTCTTCTCGGGTAAAACCCAAATGGCGTTATCGTAAACTTTTTTACCGGGAAAAACCCAAGGTATCCCTTTTGAGGTTAGGGTGTAGTCATCAGTTTGATGCCAAAAACAATGTATTTTTGAATTAGATAACATTTTGTGAAACGATTCTCCATTTTTAGCGTGACACCAAAATTTTTCATTCTCTAAAAACTCTTCATCCACCAAATAAAGAGGTTCGTCGTGACCCAAATAAAATGAGTCATTGACGAACCACACATCGATTTCCACTTCATATCCTCGAGATAAAGCATTTGAGATATGTTGGGGAGAATTTTCGGCATTCATTATTCTCCCGTCTATATTACCTCGGTGTGAAATGTAATGTTTAATCACACAATTTCTCTTTCAGAATGTGGTTTACCAAATTCACGACGATAGACAGTATTTCCACCGTCAGGACTTTCATAAATGAAAACTTTTTCTGAGTTCTTTTTTTCAACTTGTTCTTGAATCCAAGAGTAAGTTTTTTCCATTCCAACTCTTAGTGGTTGTGAAACTTCCCAACCAATCTTTTCTCTGAACAATTTGTTGTCTGAGTTTCTACCACGAACACCAACTGGACAACTAAAACCATATTTTTCAAGAAAATCTTGACCTCCCAAATTTTTGATTTTAATATCTTTTTCAGAAATGTTAATTGCCATTTCTGCTAATTGGTTAATAGTTACCATTTCTTCTGAACCTATATTGACAGGACCTATAAAATCAGATTCCATCATTTTCAAAACAGCTTCAACACATTCGTCAACATAAAGGAACGAACGGGTTTGTTGTCCATCACCCCAAACCTCGATTTCTGATTCCCCTTCAGCAACTTTTCTACACATTGCAGCTGGCGCCTTTTCTTTACCACCAATCCATGTCCCCATTGGTCCGAAGATATTATGAAAACGAGCGACTCTTACATCAAGTCCGTAGTTTCTGTGGAAAGCTAAAAACAATCTTTCAGAAAAAAGTTTTTCCCATCCGTATTCGGAGTCTGGGTTTGCTGGATAAGCTGACGATTCTTCGCAATTTGGGTTATTAGGGTCTAATTGATTGTGTTCAGGGTACATACACGCTGATGACGAATAAAAAACTTTACCAACTTTTTTCCTAACACATTCATGTACCACATTCAAGTTTATTAACGCAGAATTGTGCATTACATTAGCATCATTATCACCTGTAAAGATGTAACCAGCGCCACCCATGTCAGCGGCAAGTTGATAAACTTCATCAATAGTGTCGTCGATAACTAAAGATACTACTTCAGGATTACGAAGGTCACCAACAATAAATTCTTGACAAATATCTTCATTGTCCCAATATTCATGTCTTTTGATATCACAGATGCGGACCCAATGTCCATCTTTTTTTAATTTGTGTGCAAGGTGTCCACCAATAAAACCACCACCGCCAAGAACAACTATTTTTTTCATTCTAATCTATTTTTTAAAAATCATAAGTTTTTATTTTTTGAAGTAAATCATACCCCACAAGGCTTTTCTACTTGAGTCTAAAGTGTCAATCAATTTAAAATTATCAAAATCTGACCAACTTATTTGCTCATCAAATAATACTGGGTCACCCTCAGTATACGCAAAATTTTTGTAGCCTAACGCATTTATGTGATTCAAGATTTTAACAATTTTTTCTTTTTGTTCTTCTGCCCATTCGAAAGCAAATAAGGTATTGGGTAAAAACTCATGAAAGTTAGTTAATATTTCATATTCATACCCTTCAGTATCAATTTTGATGTAATCTGGAATTCCGTATTTGGCAATTGCATCGGACAATGTTAATGTCTCAACCATAATTGAGTTATCCCAGGTATATTCACCTGTGAATCTTGAGTTTTCAACCCAGTCAGTTGATAATGTAGAAATTGTATCCACATTTGCAAGTTTGAATTCTTGTGTTCCTCTTGCGTGAGAAATTGCACGATTGTCAATGTGAAGTTTCGAATTAGGAAAAAGATGTTTCAGATGATTAACCAAACTAGGATTTGGTTCAAAACTAATAACTTTTTCCGCATGATTTAGGAAAATCTCTGCTGTACGTCCTCTATTGGCCCCAATGTCAAAAATAATATTCATTTTAATTAAAATGTTTTTGGTAGATTTCAAAATACTTTACGGTTTGTTCCGGTAAAATAGTTTCGTAATCATTTATGTTTTCTAATAATTTTAAAGTGTTTCTGTATCCGATTACTTCGTTCTCTAAGTTTTTTACCAAGTCTTGTGGATTTCTTGCTTGGTATACTGAGGCACTTGTAAAGATTACTGAATTTGGGTGGTAATGTTGCATTACATATGCACCCCATATATCATCCATTCTACCTGTGTAAGGAAAAACTGAATAATTTTTTAAAACACTTCTGTGGAGGAATGTGTTTTGTGAATTAAAAGGGGTTAGTTGGTTAGTAGTAAAAGGTGCAAATTTATTAAATTTCACAATTGGTTTTTTACTTAATCGACAAATAGCATCAATGTCGGGGTCACCATCCCAAAACTCAGCTTGAACTAAAGGTGTAATTGTTGTTTGACCTTTATATTCGATGTTATTTTTTACCTGAAGATATTCAATCGGAAATCCTCTATGCCATAAGTCGTTATGTTCGGTTGTTGATATTGCATCAAAGTAGGGACATGAAATGTTTTCATACAAGTCAACAATCATCTCTTTACCTACCATGATATTATCTCCCCAGATATCGTAGGGAATATTGTCATCATCTACGGTAGCAACAACATCTGCACCATGTTGATAAGCATACACAAATCCAATGTTTCTCCTTTGAATTGTCTTCCAACCTATTATTTCTGAAAGTTCCGGATACAAAAGTTCCTGATTTTCAGGCGCAAGATAAATTACATTCTGATACTTTTTTTCAAGTAATCTGTATTCGTCATGCGGAGTTTTTGTGTCTCCAATAATCACAAATGTAAAATCTTTTTTATCCGCAATTTCACAAAATTTAATTGTTGCCTCCGTGGGACTGTTGATTGTAGTTGTAATAATGTATTTTTTCATTTTCAAAAAATTAAATATATTTGATTCCCTAAGCCGGTGTTTATAGTTTTATATTTTGGATTTATTTCCATAATAATTCTTTCAAAGGTTTCTTTACTTGGAAAATCTCCTCTACCCAAATCAGCCCCGTCATCAACAATAATAACATGGTTTTTACATTTACTAAAATCACGAATTACCTCAAGCTCTCTTTGTAGTGGCCCCTTTTCATTGTGGTGAGCGTCAAGTAAAATAAAAAATCTATCGTCAGGAAACTCTTCAAAAAGTTTTTCGAGAAAAATTTCTGAATCACCCTCAGTAAATGATATATTCTTATATTTTTCTTTTAATGTCTGATAGAGATGCCAGTTGTTTTTACCGGTATATGGATTTTTTGTAACAAATTTTTCTACCGTAAATACACTATCAAAGTGCTCTGCCATAATTTCTGTTGTTTGTCCCTCAAAGGTTCCCGTTTCAACAGCAAATTTTATCTCATTTAAATTTGAAATTTGGTTTTGATATTCATAAAGGATATGAATAAACAAATTTGGTAATCTTAAATTTTTGTGATTGTCACCCATTCTTGCCCATCGTGGGTCATCTTTGTAATCTAAATTAAGTTTCATCTATTATTTGTTATAATGCATTTTATGACCTTGTCATTATATTGTGCAACCAACTCGAAGGCTTGTTGAATTTTTTCGAATTCATATTTATGGGTTATTATTTGTTCCATCTCAGAGTCTTCGCCGTAGTTTATCACACAATCATCAAGAGTCTGATTTGACCTTCTTACGTTTTTAATTGTCAATTCTTTACTTCTCATTCGATGAGGATTGTAGCTAACCCAGTCTGCTTCGGGTATACCAATCAAAGCAACTCTACCATTGACAGCGGCCACATTAATACATCCATCAATAGAATCGGTAGTTCCACCAGTGTCAATTGCTAATGTTGTGCCTAAGTTTTCTGTTTGACTTTTAATTTTTTTAATCCAATCATCACTTAAAAGGAAAGCATCTGTTGCTCCAAACTTTTTTGCAAAATCAACACGGTATTTCAACTTATCAACCATAAATATGTTTTTTAATCCCATCTTTTTTAAAATTGAAAACATAGACAAACCTATTGGTCCCGCACCAAAAATAGTTGCACTTTCAATGAACTTGGGTTCAATAAGGTTGGCGGTGTGAAGACAAACCCCTAAAGGTTCCATTAGTGATGCCAAATCGTAAGACATGGAATCTGGTATTTTTACCAACTGAAGTTCTTCAACAATAACATAATCTGCAAAAGCACCCTGAGCATTTGCACCCATAAATGTGCCTTTGTCACACAGATTATGTTTACCCTTTAACGACCAAAAACTTGTAATACAAGGCATACCAGGTTCAACAGCTACTCTGTCCCCCTCTTTAAACTTAAGGGAACCATTTGCATCTATTACCTGTCCTGCAGGTTCATGCCCCATATACATTGGCAGTGGGGTTTTAAAAGACCCCAATCCCCCCTCTTTGAAGTAGTGCATATCTGAGCCACAGATACCCACCGATTTCATTGCAACAAGAATTTGTCCTGGTTGGAGTTTAGGAAGTTCTTCTTCAAATATTTCTATTCTTTGTATTTCTACTAGCTTAGCGACTCTGTTTTTCATTATCAAATTTTTTCAAAACATCACAGATGTAATCCACTTCTTTAAAAGTAAGTTCTGGATAAAGTGGGGGACAAATGTGTTTATTAGCAATATAGTTTGTGTTTTTAAGTTGTATAGAATCAATGAGGTTTGCATAGAGAGGTTGATGATGTACAGGTATTTTGTATACCTCTCCAGTTAGTGAGATTGAGTGTTCTTTACAATATTGTTTTAGCTCATCGGTATTGTATGGGGAAAGCAGAATACACTTGTAGTAAGAACATCTACCTTCTTTTTGGATAATTACTTTAAATGAGGTGTCTTCCAAGTTTTGTTCATATCTTTTGAGCAAATTTGTTCTTATTAAAATCCTGCCCAATACTCTATCACATTCGAGTGACCCCATTAATCCAGTAAACTCATGGATTTTGAAATTGTTACCGTGAGGATTTACTATTATGCCTGCGTTTTGATTGTCTCTTCCGAAGTTTTTTAAAGATTTGATTTTTTCAAAATAGTCTTTGTTGTTTGTTGTTAACATTCCCCCTTCTCCGGTGGTCATTACCTTTGTTGGGAAAAAAGAGAAGCATGCAATGTCTCCAATTGTTCCTGCTGTGTAACCCAAAGTTTGAGAACCATGTGCGTGAGCAGCATCTTCGATAAGGGTTATATTATGTTTCTTGCAAAGACTAGCAATCTTTGCAATATCTTTTGATATTATTCCCCCAATATGAACTATAACCACAGCAGCAATTTCATTCTCTGATATGATTTTTTTGAGATGATTGTATGAAATTGAAAAGGTTTCCTTCTCGCAATCCGCTAATACAACCTCGGCACCTGCGTTATTTATTGCAACAGTTGTTGCAAAAAAGGTATTAGAGGGACATAGCACTTTTTTTCCATTAACATCGATTGCTTTGAGAGCAAGTTCAATAGCAGTTGTTCCGTTGCTGCATGCAATAGCATATTTGCTTCCTACCAGGGAGGAAAACTTGGTTTCAAATTCTTTAACATATTTTGATTCTCCCAGGGGTCTATCAGAGGATAAAATATCCCAAGCACCACGTAGAAACTTTAATTTGAATCCAAGGGAAAACTTAAGTCTAAAAATCGGAATATTAAATTTCATGATAATCTTTCTTTTTAATTTTAGCAGGAACACCAGCAACCATTACATTTTGGGAGATGTAATCAATTACGACACTTCCTGCCGCAACAACTGATTTATTGCTTATTTGTTTGTTGGGGATTATTGTTGAGCCAGCACCAATAAAACAATACTCACCAACGCTTACTCTACCACAGAGAGTTGCGTTTGGTGAAATCTGGGCAAAGTTTCTAACCTTGCAATCGTGTTCGATGATTGCTCCAGTGTTAATTACTGTGCAGTTTTCAATTTCAGCGTCTGTGTGAATTACCGCCGTAGGACAAATCAAATTGCCATATCCTATCTTAGCAGAAGATGATATTACTGAAGATGGGTGAATGCAGTTTAGGGGTTCTAAAGTGGTATTGGTCCAAATGTATTTGTAAATCTCAGCTCTTTGAAAATTATCACCAGTTGCGATAAAGTATTCATATCCCCCCTCTCTTAGAAGGTCCGGAACTTTTTTATAGTCACTGACTACTTGAGTTTCTTTTTCACGTTCAAGGTAAGTTTCCGCATATAAAATATCGCAATGAGGAAAATTTATTGTAAATATTTCTGCGGCTATTTTAGCTCCGGCATTTCCCCCGACAATTATTATTTTCATATTATTTCGGTTATAAATTCTTCATTTATAAGTCCCCAAGTTTCTAAGTTAGTTGTCTCAACAAAATCTCGGATTATTGAGTTTTGGTCCGACATAGGGGGCGTTAGCTCACCCTCAAATCTATCACCACTTTTTCCATGGTTTAAATGAAAAACATTATAGGGTAGAATTTTAATTTGCGCATAACTGGATGCTTTCTTCATTATATTAGTGTCAATACCACATCCATACAAAACAGATTCCTCAAATCCTTTGATTTTGTACCAAATGTCTCTGTATCCTATTTGAAAATCCCCACAGCAAACAACCAAAGACCATTTGTCAGTTGGGCTATCAATTTGTGGTTTATCCGAGTAATTATTTTGATTTTCCCAAAGGTGATTTTTTAAGACCTGATAATCAGTTTGCCCTAAGTGAAAATTTTCTTCAACATCTTTTCTTGATGTTGTATAGAATTCTGAAGTGTTGAGCTGCGAAATATCTAGCGGAGTTGTTACGATATCAATATTTGAAGATGCTATCCAATCTCCTGTTGCTCTTCTGATACCAATGTTTCGACCAATAGCTTCCAAAATATTCCATTGATACAAGTTGGGGTATTTGTATTTTAGAAGTTCACTACCTACTTCTATACTTTTTATTTTTCCAACGTGAGGTATTTCATTGATGATGGTGGATAACAAAGTATTTTTGTTTCTTGTTTTCCAATCCACGACCACAACCTCATCAAAGTTTTCGACCATTGAGTTGATACACATTTTTGCACGGTGAGTTAGATTACCCCCGTAATTGTCGTTTTTAGCAAGAATTACAACTGAAGTTTTCATCTTTGGTCTTCAAATTCGTAATTAAAATACTCAATTTCTCGTGCGAATTGCTCTCTCACAACTTCAATTGTTTTATTGTCATAATATAACGAATAGTGTTTGTCCTTTCTTGTACCGCAGGCTTCGTTATTCGATTCTATTTTATTGTTTATCAATTTTTGATGGGGGATTCCAATTATTTTTGTTGCTATTTCCCAATTTTCTTCGAGATGTTTGAAATCAAAAATTTTATCAACCAACAGATTGTCTCCTTTTGCGACCATATCCCACATAGTTTTTGTTTTACTTTCATAATGCATATCCAAAAACCCAGGTTCTTGTGCCCATTGATTAAAATCACAACTAAAATGTGAGTGTACTCTTTCGCTTTTGGGTATCTTATGAGTATTTACAACATGCCAACCATGATGGAAAAAAAATTTGCTAACCGCAACTTCCCAAGGATTTCTAAAAAAAGCAAATTTAAAATATTCGTTAGTATTTATATCATTTTTAAGAGTCCATATCGGTAAATGTGCGACATTTGCATTATGGTCAATTCCAAACGGAAATTCATCAATAACATTTACTTTTGTATCCCTATATTGATTTAGTGCGTTTCTGATTGCGGTTGAAGCAGAAGAGCCAACTTCAACAAAAATAAATTTGTATTTTTCAGATATTGTCATTTCTTTTATACAATTTGTCACAAAAAGTTTTTCCGTTTATGCTACTCTTGTGATGTGTGCTATCACGAATAAATTTAAAGCCCTTATCAATAATATATTGGTTAACATTGTTGTCGAATTCACTTCCAATGTCACTGACTTCGATGATTATGTATGTGAAATTTTTAATGTTATCACCGATTCCTTTGAGTACTTGTAATTCAGCACCTTCAGTGTCAATATTAAGTAAATCAAAATTTTCGAATTGTAGAGCTTCTCTTTCAAAAAGAGTTTTGATAGTAATTGTTTTTGTTTTAAGAACATACCCTTTTTGTTCTAACAAAGAACTTGAATCTTCATTACCACTAGGACAATATAAATTCATTTCTATGTCATCAATATCCCAAGCAGCAAAATTATAAATCTTTTGTCCAAATTGCTCAATTTCATTTCTAAATCTTTCGAATGATTGTGGATTTGCTTCTATAAACACAGAATTATTTCCGCAATAATTAGCATATTGCTTTGCTTCCCAAGCATCCCAAGCTCCAATGTGCAAAACACCTTTTGGATACCAATTCAAATTGTAAAATAGTCCTTTATTATTACCAAATTGTTGTTCACCAACAGGATTTGGGTCTTTGTCCCAAAATGCACCAAATAGACTCATAATTATTTTCTTTTTAATATTATTTCTTCAGTTGCAATACCAACATTTGTAATCCTAATTATTTCCCAATCCTCAGCGTTTTCTTTTAACCATTTTTCACTAATAAAAACAACTCTGATAATTTCTGAATTATTCCAACCATCGAAATTAGCTTGTTGTTTACTATCATGTTTATGTGTATTATCGTCATTTAACATTCCGTCATACATAACGAGTAAGCATCCTGGATTTGCTATTTCTGCTAAGTTCTTGAAAACAGACGCTTTGAATTCTAATGGTATGTGGGGTAATACCGCGTTAGTGAACATGAAATCAAATCTGATGTCAAATTTATCATTGAAACTTTCAGTTAAATCTGCTTGAACAAACTTCAAGGTGTTTGTTTCATATTGCTTAGCATAATTGATTCTGTTTTCGGACAAGTCTATTCCATAGGAATTATCAAAAGTATTGTTTAATATTTTTGTAAAGTATCCAAAAGCACAACCGACGTCCAAACAATTTTTATGTATGCTTTTATCAATAATATTTTCAATTCTTGGAACTAAATTTGATTCCATCCAATTGACGTCTCTTTCAGGGTATCCAGTTTCATGACCTGGAGTTCCAAGTGGATTAATTAGACTTTCATCTTCAAAATAGTTTTTCAGTTGGTTTTTTAAATTTGTATTCATAATTTGTATACCCAATTTTTGTTGAAAAATCCTTCTACTTGGGCAAAAGAAGGCGGATTATGTCTTGAATATACGGTAACATTTTCAACACCTAGTTTGTATAGAATATACAAAAGAGAGGTCTCAACAGTATGAATTTCTTTAGCTTTAATGGCCAATCCAATCCAATCGAATAAGTTATCCCAACCTAAATATTCCATTTCAATAGAGTTGTCATAATCACCCATGTGGGGACATGTTTTTGAATCTGGCGGGGAACCAAAATTTCGATTTACAAAAATGTATTCTTTGTTGTCGGGATTTTTAAATTGAAACAATTTTTCTTCTCTTTCCAAATCTCTCTCAAAATCAAAAAAGTTTACCCAATCAGAATGGTCTATACCTAACATTTTGTATTTTGCAATCATGACTGACATTCCAGGGAAATTTCTATCAAAATTTTGAATTGGAAGAAACACATCTTCATTATCAAATTTTACTGGAACTGAACTTCCAGTACCATAAAGGTTTTTGTAAGGGAAATTTTCAAGTTCTGAGATTAAATGAAGCCTCGGTATTTTAATATAATCTTTGATATATTCAAATTGAGGTATTACTGGAATCCACACATCATAATCTTTGTTTATAAAGTGGTTAGCAATTTTTTGTATAAAAAAAATATCTCCTATCCCTGCTGGTTGTTGTATCAAACAAATTTTAGACATAATGAATCAAATAATTTTCATATAACCAATCATCCAAAATACTATATTTTTGTACTCTTTCATAATTGTCTTTTATTGCATCCATTTTGGAGTAATATAGGTCGGGGGTTAAAGAGTCCAAATCATAAGTACCATCAAAAAATAAAATACCTTCTGGATTGAAATATTCAACAATTTTTTTTGTTCCCATGTAAATGGGTATAGTACCTGTGGCAAAACAATCTAAAATTTTTTCCGTAAAATAAGTGTCGTAGGTATCATTTTCAGCTGCAAAAGAAAACATATAATCATTTAAACCCATTTCTTTTTTTGGTATTTCTGCAATGCCTCTACCAAATACATCAATTCGTGTTTGGTTAGCCATTGCAAAATCATGTCGTATTTCATGTTGTTTGGTCCATCTTTTATTTGAGACTATCATCGAAGCTAACTTTGTTTTTTCATGAATACCAAAATCAGTAATGTAGCTTCCATATGCTGGTGCCCATTTAAATTTTGAGTTTAAAGCTAACAACTCATCATTGTGTGTCCAAATTTGTTCATAAGTGTCCAAGATAGCTTCTAAATTATTTTTTATCGTCTCACTTGCACCTCCATCAAATTTTTTTGATTCTATTAGCCACAAAAAACTTAGTTTACCGTTTGATTTATCTTGCACCCCTTGCATAGCGTCATTATCCAAATATACTGATATTGGATTTTCATAAGAATTGAATGCCCACTCAATATTTATGGGAGCTTTATTTGCTGTTGACCCTTTGTCATGAGCAAAATTTCTTGATAACATATTAATTTTAACCATATCTTTAATATAACCAACCATCTTTATATGTAACCTCTAATACGGTCCAGTAAGGTTCGTAAATATCTTTAAAATTTTGAGGACCTCGTGGCCCGAACCATATTGAAGGAGCAATAATTTTTTTATTTTCTTTTTTATTTAAAAAAGTTCCCCACCAAGAAAATGTTGAGTTTGATATTATGTGATTTTTACAAAGTGACATTAACCACATTTCCTCATAATCTTCTAATTCATCGACAATTATCATATTTGGAAAATTAAAATTTTCTTTTATCCAAATTTTGTCATCAGAAAAAATAAAAATATTTGAATATTCTGGTACCAATTCAAGGGCTCTTTCAACATATTCTTTTGTAACCATTGGGTGTATATCCGGGTTCATAAAACAATCTCCACGTCTTATATGAACAGATAATGTCTTTTCTTGAGTAAGTTCTGGATACCTGTTTATCATTCGGTCAATAAACTCCTCAGTAGGTTCAAATGTTTTTTGTATTTCTTTATCGTATCCTAAAAAGTTTTTACTACTTTGAAAATAACCATAAAATTCTTGTGGTTGGTCCCACTGAGGATTTAATTCGGTGTATTCCCACGGACCTTCACTCACTCTTCCAACATGACCAAAATCTTCAACAAAATTTAAATTTCTAAAAATATTGTTACGATAGTTATCTGTTTGCCTACCTTGCATTGGTGTCCAAGATTCTGCTTTGAATTTCGATTCAACTCCTTTTTTCCATACTTGCGATAATGCGTGTGCGGCTTGAAACATTTGATTACCTAAACCGCCCATGAAATAACAAGTTCCAAAAATATTGTTTGTGTTCATAATTTTTAATTTATATTTATTTTAAATCCTTTTGGATTTGAGCCTAATTTATAAAATTTGACTTGATTAGGATAGTTGGATTCAATTTCATTAACAAATTCCGAATTGTTTAAAATGGAATCTTCTTCGATAATATTAACAGAATATCCTTCATTTAGTAAGTCTTTAGCTAATTTTAGTTGTTGGGACTCTACTAACATATCTGTTCCTTTTTTGTATGAAATGTAGTTGAAAACAAAGGGGACTTTTTTGTTTGGGTTTTGACTTATGAAATAACTTTTTAAAAAATTTGAATGTTCTAAATTGAAGTTGTCGATTGTATAAGGAAGATTTGTTTCAAGACCCAATTTTTTTGCATAATTACCTAAAGCTCGATTATCTCTTGGTAAGCAGGGTCCTCCAAAACCGAAACCGTAGTTCAAATATTTATGCCCAATTCTACTGTCTTTACCAATTGTAGTCAAAACTTCATCAACTTCATTATGTAATTTTGATGATATTAAAATTTCACCAATCATATTAGCATAACTTATTTTTGTTGTCAAAAAACAATTAATACCTATTTTTGTAATTTCAGCCGCTGTTGGGGACATTGGACACATTTTAACATCTGTTTTTTGAATTTTCTCGTATATTTGTTTTAAAATGTTTATTGTTTCCAAGTTTTCAGTTCCAACAAGAACTAAATCCGCATATTCAAGACCTTTAACTATTTCTCCCTGAGCAATAAATTCTGGGTTGTAGGCGACAATAACACCAAGGGGTTTTAATTTTTCTTCAACTGTTTTTGTATCTCCTGGATTTGTTGTGCAACCAATTACAAAAAGTTTGTTTTGAGTTTTTTGGTCATAATTTTCAAATTTTTTGAAATCTTTAACTACTTCCATTAGATACGTAGTGTCATATTCTCCAGATGGAAGAGATGGTGTTTGTACAAAAGTATAAATCACATCTGACTCTAAAATTACTTCACTGTTTTTTTGAGTTGCTCTTAAGTTTTTTGATTTTTGTAGCATTAATAATACTTCTGGCTCAGCCGTATCAATAGTCTTATTATTGAGTTTTTCTATGTATTCCTCTCTGATATCTGAAACAATAACATCATAACCCGCTTTTTCACAGAGTAATGCAAACGTAATTCCTAGCCTTCCAGCACCTATTACACCTATTTTCATGATTTTTTATAAATTGGTATTGGTAACATTTTATGTTTATTTTGAGAATTTAATTTTTTGTAAATCGATAAAACCTCCTGTTCTCTTTCCGTAATATTTCTATTGTTTTTAAATTCCATGGCCCATTCTAACTCAGGATAAGTAGCACCAATTTGGTTTTCGTCATTTCTATCATCCCCCCATAAACCATCTGTTGGTGTTGCATCAATAATTTCTTGATTTATACCTAAATGTTTAGCGATTTCGTATACTTCAGTTTTCGTGAAATCTGCAATTGGTGAAATGTCCACACCACCATCTCCATACTTGGTAAAAAATCCAACGCCAAAATCCTCGATTTTATTTCCGGTCCCCACAACAATACCATTAGTACTTGAAGCTATTTGATATAGTGCGGTCATTCTTAATCGTGAACGAGAATTTGCAAACCCTAAGTCACTTTTTGCATAAGACATAGTATCAACAAAGATATCATAAACCCCCGATAAATTAAACTCATGTAAATCAATCTTTTCAAATTTAGTTTGTAACCAATTTATGTGGTTCGAACCTCTTTTAGTGTGTTCGGGATTTTGATGAATTGGCATTAACACGCAATGCGTGGGTAAACCTGTCATAGCACATAAGGTGGAAACCACAGCAGAATCTATACCCCCCGAAACTCCAACAACCAATGATTTTATTTTATTTTCTTTAGCATAAGATTTTACCCATTCAGATATTCTTTCGTGTTGTTTTATTTTCATTCTATAAAAAGTTGTTTTAGGGGTGTTTTTTTTCTTATAATATTGGCCACTCTAGACTGTTCATTCAAACCACCACTGGCGCTTCCTTCTTTATGGTCATTGTAAGGCGAGTTTGCATTATAAACATATAATACACTAGATATAAATTTGTAGTGTTTTTCACCGGCCAACTCTAGTAAAGGGAAGGTATATGCAACATCAACACCTGATTTAAAGTATTCCCCATTGGTTTCTTTAAAGTTTTCTACGGGGATGTTCTTCCAAAGAAAGACCTTCCATGTTCTTAAGTGTGAAAATCTGAAAGTTTCTCTTCGGATGGTCTGAGGATTACATTTTGCGGAAAATCCTTTAGAACCATTTGAATAAATAAAAGAACCATTGGTAATCCAAACTAATGGGTCTTGATAAGTTTTGTTAATCTCCTCTAATACGGTTGGTAAATATAACCAATCGTCACCGTCTAATTCGATTACAACATCATCGTCATCAAAGGTTTGTATCAGTTCATCCAAGTTTTTTAATTTGAATTTTTTTTCCTGATTAATAATTAATTCAAATCTTGAATCATCATCAATTAAATTTTGTATTTTAGAAACCGAATTGTCCGTAGACATGTCATCAATAAGGTAAACTTTAAAGTCCTTATACTTTTGCATTTGTAACGATTCAATACACTTTCCAATGTATTTTTCCGCATTCCAAAAACAACTTACAACTTTAATCATGACAAAATCTTGATATATTCTTCTTTTATTTGTTTTGCAACATTTTCGGAATAAAACTTTTCTATATCTTCAGGAGGTGATGTTTTTTCTTTGGAAAGGATATCTCCATTTTCATTAACCTTATAAATCCAAGAATCTTTCCCACTCATCCAACTCTCAATTGTTGTTCTTCCAAGTTGGATACCTGCGGTTTCATATGCACCTTCGATAAATGGTTTGAGATTCCATGTGGAAGGAAAATGTTTAATTGTGGGATGTTCCAAGTAACTTTTTAAATAAATAGATTTATCTTCACCAACTAACCACAATTCTTTACCTATGGAAATTGCATATTCGGCAGCATCTTTAATTGCCATTTCTCTCAAGTAGTCAACAGTACCCACAAAAAGAATGTAACCGTTATTATTTTTGGGGAGAGTTAGAAATTTGTTTTTA